AGGAACAAATAGCAAATGAATTAGAGTACCATAAAAAAGGTAGAGTTTATTTTAATTCTTGGGCTATTTTAGAGGAATCTATTAAATATGTCCACCAACTACAAAATCTGTACTTTGCATTAACAGGAAAAGAAATAACCTTTAAATCAGAATAGAATGAAAGCAAAAGAAAAAGCGAAGGAAATATACACGAACGCAAGTAAGTTGTTTAAGCCTGAAGAAATAAAAACGCAAGCGTTAATTTCAGCACGAAACATTTACGAGTTAGCACCTTACAATAAGACGGAAGCTAAAAACAAAGAGTATTGGATTGAAGTAATTAAATATTTAGAACGTTATGCCTGAAGAAGCAAAAATGGCTTTACTACTTTTCACTGTAGGAATAGTTTTAATAGGAATAGGATTAATAAAAAAACACGGACAAGATGAATAAACGAATGAAGAAACGCCGCAACTTGACACGGTTTAGAAACACGCCTTTAACAGTTAGAAATTTAAGAGTAGCAAAATACTGGAGAAGAAAATTAATAATAAAAACAATCAATAATGAATTTGATTAAAAAATAATTATTATATTTGTACACGGTTCGGCTTCACACTATAGAACCTAAAGAAGTTATTAAAACCTTTTAATGAATTTGGAAGTGAAGCCCCAAAGGATTTAAGAGGTTTTTTTTATGCTTAAAAATTGATATTATGAAAAACATTTACTACTTAATAGAAATTACAAAACATCATTCTAAAACAAATAATATGAATTGGTATGCAGCAGTTTATTCTAATGGTTTAGATTTAATTGATAAAGAATACGCAGTTGGCGAAGCAATACCTACAATTATTTTATCATGAATAGTTACGAATTAAGTAGAAAGTGGTTCGACTGGTGCTATGAAAACCCCGAAAAAATATCTCCTAATCATTCAGCACTTTATTTTTTTATAATTGAACATTGCAATCGTTTAGGATGGAAACAAAAATTTGGCTTACCAACAACAATGGCAAAAGAAGCAATAGGAATTAGAAGTTATAATACTTACATAACCACTTTAAATAATTTAGTTGAATTTGGCTTTATTGAACTTATTGAAAAAAGCAAAAACCAGTATTCAAGTAATATAATTGCCCTATCAAATTTTGATAAAGCACATGATAAAGCACTTGATAAAGCGTTAATAAAGCACACGACAAAGCAACTTCAAAGCATTGATAGTATAAATAAACAAGAAACAAAGAACAATAAACATATACCTGAATTTAATGAATTTTTAGAATATGCAATTTCACAAGTGCCAAACGTAAACAAAGAAGATGTTAGACTAAAATACGAAAGTTGGAAAGTGAACGAATGGAAAGACGGTAACGACAAAAAAATTATGAATTGGAAAACAAAATTAAATAATACTTTGCCTTACATTCGTAAAGACGAATTCAAAACTTATACACCTAACATAATACACGAATAAAATGTATAAAAGACTAAGTGACCTACAAACGGAATTACACAATATAAGGCACGAAAAGAACGTACGCGGTAATTCAATAGGCTGGACTTTCGACCAAATACCCTACACGGTAAAAGAAGGATGTACAACTTATATAGGAGCAGCGCCCGCCAGCGGTAAAACGGAAATATGGTTCGAGTTTCTAATTAATTTAAGTTGCTTACACGGTTGGAAACACGTAATATTTTCCCCTGAAACGGGTAACGCTGCGGAAATTTACGCGGAATTATGCTATAAATATATCGGTAAACCGTACACAATAGGCGAAAATAACATGACACAAGGCGAACAAGTGGCTGCGGAAATGTTTGTTAACGATCATTTTATAGTAATTGACCCTATTGATGAAGATTTAACGCTTGAAAACTTCTATAAATTAGTAGATGAAATTGAACGTACGCAAGAAATAACAATTAACACAACTACGATTGACCCTTGGAACGAACTTACTGAAGAATATATACATTCGGACTTAGGACGCGAGGACAAATATTTAAGTAGAATTTTAGGGATGGCACGTAAAAACGCCCGAAAGACGAAAAGACACAATTGCATTATAAACCACGTACGTGATCAAGCACCCGTAACACAAAACGGACATACATTTTACCCTATGCCAACGGCGCGCGACTTTGCGGGCGGTCAAGTATGGTTTAGAAAAGGTTTAACGGTTTTAATTCCGTGGCGACCACCCGCTGGAGTAATGGATGCCGAAGGTAATGTATATGAAGAAAACGAAGTACACTTAAAAGTGGCTAAAAGCAAGCCTAAAGGCGTTTCAAAAAACGGTACTTACAAAATGTATTTAGACGTTGAAAAATATCAATACTATATAAAAGACATTGTAGGAAATAAAATTTACGCTATGCGACAAAAACACGAATTAAGACCCGTTTCAAATAGTTTTCCGGTACGTAAGCCTGATATTGTAAACGGAAAAGAATTACTTTCGTTTAGTGAAAGAATGAAGCAAGGAGCGTTTAAAGAATTAGAACCAAGAATAAATAAAGACGGAAACCCAGAAATGCCATTTTGATTATCAGGTCTTGGCGGGATAAAGCGGGATAATTTGAACGTCGATTGAATAAACATAAAATAAAAGTATGTCGAAAAAACACGAAAAAATAAAGATATGAGCATTGAAATGATAAAAAGAAAAACGGGTTTATGGACGGTTTATTTAAAGATTCAAAATTCTTTAGATAACATCAAAGAAAAACACGGACACAGAAAAGATTTAATTGATTCAATGGAAAAGAGTTTAACTGAAGTAGGCGAAGCGGTGCAGTATTTAAACCACGTAGATAAAATGTTAATGGCTACGAATAGACGAAACCACGAATTAGAACTTGAAAACATAAAGCTAAAACAAGAAAATAAGAGTTTGAATAAGCATTTAGAAATGTTAATAAGCGGTGAAATATGAAGCCAAGAAAATGTAAGTATTGTAAACAAGCCTTTGAACCGTCCGTGTTTTTGCAAAAAAATTGCTTTGACCCTAATTGCGTAACTGAATGGATAAACGAAGTAAAACAAAAGAACTGGCAAAAGAAAAAAGCGAAGTTAAAATTAGACTTAATGACTATTCAGGACTATATAAAATTAGCTCAACAAGTATTCAACAAATATATTAACCTACGAGATAACGGACTACCTTGTATAAGTTGTGACAAACCAATTAACGGACGTATAAACGCTTCGCATTACTTCAATGCAAACAACCATTGGAACGTTCGTTTTAATGAATTTAACGTACATTCATCTTGTATTAATTGCAATCAATATTTAAGCGGTAATTTAATTGAATATAGAAGTAGATTAATTAACAAGATAGGAATTGAACAATTAACACTTTTAGAATCTGAAGCCAATAAAACACGAAAGTTTACGATCGAGGAATTAAAGGAAATAATTAACACCTACAAAAAAAAGATAAAGAATTTTGATATATAGTTGTTATATTAAAAAATAATATTAATTTTGAAGAAATAAATTAAATTAAGCATTATGAAAACAGCATTACAAGAAGCATTCACGGAATTAGAAAAGCTTCATCCGTCTTTATTTGACATTTACACCGAAAAGGGTAGGGAGTTCGTAAATAACTTTCACAAGTTTTTACAACTTGAAAAGATACAAATAATTGAAGCGCACGGAAATAAATTGAAGAAAAGCAAAGGCGTTACGAATTACGAATATTGGTTAACTGGCGAAATGTATTACCAACAAACTTTTGAGAAATGAGTATAAAGAACTTTGAAGAACACACCAGCGAATTAACGGCTGAAGAAATGCAAATTTTGCAATTAGTAGTAAACGGTTTTAGGCACTACAAAAAGACGAACCCGATAAAAGCCGAATTAATAGTTACACGAATGAATAACTACCTACAAGAAAACGGATATAAAATAAGGCTAACGCAACCCCGTTTAAGAAAGTTAGTAAACTATATACGTACAAATGGCTTAATACCCTTAATAGCGACGTCGCACGGGTATTTTACAAGCGATTGTAAGCAAACTATACTTGAACAAATAACAAGCCTTCAGGAACGAGCTAACTCGATTGAACGATGCGCACAAGGTTTAAAGAAATTTCTATAAATATTTTTTTTAATTATAGTTATATTAGATTTTATTATTATATTTGCAAAACAAAACACAAAACAATATGAAACATTTATTAAAATCGTTGGCTTCGTTCCAACAAGAAGTGAAAGTAATTCACAAGGGTACACAAGGATACGGATATTCGTATGCTGATTTGCCGAAAATCTTTGAAGAAATTAACCCGTTACTACAAAAACACGGATTAGGATTTACACAACTGATTAATTCACAAGACGGGTTAAACTATTTAAAAACAATTTTATTTCACGTAGAAAGCGGTGAAAGTATTGATTCGTTAACTTTGATTCCTTACGTACAATTAAAAGGAATGAATGACTTTCAATCTTTCGGATCGGGTGTTACGTATTTTCGTAGATATTGTTTAAGCACTATTTTAGGTATTGTAACGGACAAAGACACGGACGCTTCAGGTGAACAAGAAAAGCCTAAAAAAGAAACGTTAGACAACAAAAGATTTCTCGAAGCACTAAAAGCAATTGAACAAGGTAAATTTAACGCTAACGATTTGAAGGCTAAATTTGATTTAACTAAAGAACAACTTGCTGCGCTATGAAAATACGATGTTCACAAATAGGAAAAATTATGACAAACCCCCGTACCAAGGGGGAGCGTCTTTCTCAAACTACTAAAACGTACTTACTTGAATTAGCGGTCGAAGAAAAATACGGAATACACAAAGAATTTTGGTCAAGGTACACGGACAAAGGTAACGAAGTAGAAGCTGAAGCAATAGCACTTGTTAACGATGTTTTAGACGTAGGGTTTATTTACAAGAATGAAGAACGTTTAGAAAACGAATATCTAACTGGAGTTCCTGACGTAAACACGGACATTTTAATAGACGTAAAATCTTCTTGGGATGCGTTTACGTTCTTTGAAAAGGCAATAGAAGAAGAAGTAAAAAACAAAGATTATTACTATCAATTACAGGGTTATATGTGGCTAACTGATAAACAAGAAGCATTATTATGTTATTGTTTAATTGATACACCTTTACAAATCGTTCGTGATGAAATAAGAAGGGAACACTGGCGAAGAAACGAAATAGACGAAAACGATGAAATAATAGACTTTGTTGAAGCTAAACATACTTTCATGCACATACCTAAAGAAAAGCGCGTTAAAACGCACGTAATTAAGCGAGATGAGAAAGTAATAGAAGCTATTAAAACACGAATAGAAGAATGTAGAGAATATTATAATAACTTAATTGAAGTAATATGAATCCTGAAGTTAACCAAGAAATACAAACTTTAAAGAAAGAATTAAAAGAAATAAAGCAATTGATTGAAGCGCTAACAAGCGTAACCGACGAAGGTGGTACTGTAAACGCTGATTCTTTAATAGTAAAAATGTTAAAACTAAAATTGAAATGAAAGATAGTATAGTAGAATCGGTAATAAAGCAATTTAAAGACCGTTCAAGCGTAGGAATAGAGAAATACGGTGTAACACTTGATCGTACCGATTTAACACGTTTAGACTGGATAAACCACGCACAACAAGAAGCAATGGATTTAGTATTGTATTTAGAAAAATTAAAACAAATAAATAAATAAAAATGAAAAACGAAGATTTATTAGGAATGCTATTAGTTAAAATAGTAGATGAAAACATTATTTCACAAGAAAGCGTAGAATCTGAAGAATGGAAATTAGGATATCAAGAAGCGTGTGATATGGTAATAGAATATTTAGCAAAAATTCAAAACGATTTAAATAAATAAAAATGGAAAAAAGAGACAATTCAGGAGCGTTATTTACAAACGAGAAAAAGACGAAAGAAACGCACCCCGATCTAAATGGTAAAGTAACAATATTAGGGCGTGAATTTTATTTAAGTGCTTGGAAAAAACAAACAAACCAAGGCAAAGGTTATTTAAGTTTATCAATTAAACCCGTAGACGAAGAAAACACGAAGCCACAAAGCAACGATTTATCGGACTTTTTAAACAGTTTTTAAGCCATGAAAGAAGAAAAGATAATAGCTAACATAAATAATGTAACACGAACGTTAATTTGGCGCTATATTCAAGTAAAAGGAATAAGCCTAAATAAGTTTTGTTTAGATGCTAAATTGCACCAGAGTAACATACACACGTTTTTAAAAGGTAAAACCGTTAGCACGGCTACAATAGAGAAAATTGGTAAATATTTAGACTCAAATAAATAGGCTCGGCAAAGCAAATGAAGTGCGGAACGTAAAAAATTCCGCATTTTTTTTATTCAGTGTATTGTTATATTAATATTTAATATTATATTTGTCGAAATAATTAATATTTAAGCTATGAAAACACGAAACACAAAGATTAGAAATATTGAAGAACACAACGGGGTTGGTTATTTTGATATTGAATGCGGTAAATTTGGCACTATGTTATTTGAATTTTACATTGAATTTAACGTAGATTCAGATTACGAACTTGAAAGCGTAGATGTAAAGATTAGTAGTTACGACTGGGAAAGCGAAAACGAAAACTTGAAAAGCGGTAAGTTAAATAAACGTAATACAAAATTTATTTGTGAATACATTGAATCAATTATTTTAGACGACCCTCGAAGCTACGGATTTGACGAGAATGATTTTATACGAAAAGACGAAGAAGATTTTGATTACTACCAAGAATTAACATTTGAAGAAAGACGTTTGTCGAATATTTAAAAAAATAGTATAACTTTGTAAAGTGAGATACGCCTTACTTTTACCTATACTGATAACCCTATTTATTTTAGATAGGGTTTTTCTTGTTTTAGTTTATTGGAAAACAAGTTATAAATTTGAAAGGTGGATATACAAAGACGAACTAATTATAGAATCAATGCACCGTGTTTGCGTAGGCTTATTAGTTTTAGTATTAATTGAATATTCTATTTCGATTTGGTAAACGAAATCTTTTTATTAGAATTAAGTAAGCACCACAACGATTGGATAAAGATTGTAGGCACTTTTAACGAAGAATTTTACGCTGAAGATATAGTTCAAGAAATGTATTTAAAGATGGCTATAATAAATAACGTCGAAAGGTTTTATTTAAACGGCAAGCTAAATAAGAATTTTATCTGGACGGTATTAAGAAACATGGCTTTTGATTACAAAAAAAGCAAAACACGAATAACAAAAGTAAGCATAACGGAAGCCTACCAACTAAAAGACGAATACCAACCCGAAATATTAGAAGCGAAGAAACGTTTTGAAATAAAAATGATTGCTGAAATAAAAAGCTGGCATTGGTACGATCAACTATTATTTGACCTTTACCGAACTTCAGGAATGAGTACACGACAAATTGAAGGCGTAACGGGAATAAGTTTTAAAAGCGTATGGAAAACAATTAAGACTTGCAAAGAACGTTTAAAAGATAATGTAAAAGAAGATTACGAAGATTTTAAGAACCAGGATTACGAATTAATAAAATAAATTATGGCACGAAAAAGACGTACAAAAGCTGAAATATTAGCAGCACAAAGTGAAGGATTAGGGGACTCGGTAGAAAAAGTTTTAGAAGTTACTGGGGTAGCTAAATTAGCAAAATGGGTAATGGGTGAAGATTGCGGGTGTGACGAAAGAAAAGCAAAGTTAAATTCTTTGTTTCCTTACCGAAAGCCTGAATGTCTACTAAAAGACGAACACGAATTTTTATCTGAATGGTTTACTGAAAAGCGTTACACAATGAAACCTACCGAACAAAAAAGAATGTTAGAAATTTACAACCGAGTATTTAAGGTAAATATGCAACCAACAAGCTGCGGTAGTTGTCTAAGGGATGTAATGAATAAACTTGAAATTTTATATAACAGCTATGCCGATACCGAAGCCTAACCCTAACGAACAAAAAAAGGACTTTGTTCAACGTTGTATGTCAAACGATACAATGGTAAGTGAATACAAAAACACCGACCAACGTTTAGCCGTATGTTCAACTGTTTTTGAAGATAGTAAAAATAAAGTCGAATTAGAAAGCTATACCGACTATCCTAAACAAGCAACTGAAAACGCAAAGATAGCTTTACGATATGCTGAAGAAAACGGCTGGGGCGATTGCGGTACACCCGTAGGTAAACAAAGAGCTAACCAATTAGCAAATGGCGAACCGATAAGCGAAGAAACTATTTCAAGAATGGCAGCGTTTGAAAGACACCGACAAAATTCACAAAAAGAATTAGGAGACGGATGCGGGCGTTTGATGTGGTTAGCTTGGGGTGGTGACGCTGGTATAGAGTGGGCGCAAAGAAAGTTAGAACAAATAAGAAAAAACTAAAAAACACGAACTATAAAATGGCAAAAGTAGGTAGACCAAGAAATTTAGATAGTCCTGAACAACTATACGAACTATTCGAAAGATACAAAAGAGACGTAAAAGCGAATCCAAGAATAAAAAGCGTATTCGGTGGTAAAGAATTCGAAGAAAGAGCCGAGCCTTTAGAACGTCCCCTAACTTTAGAAGGATTTGAACTTTTTTGTTGGGATGAAGTAGGATGTGTTGAAGATTATTTCAAGAATACAAATAAAGCCTATGATGAATTTTCCCCTATCTGTTCACGCATAAGAAAAGAAATCCGTAGAGACCAAATCGAAGGCGGTATGGTAGGACAATATAACCCGAGTATTACACAGCGTTTAAACAACCTGAAAGAACACGTAGAACAAACGAACGTAGAACAACCTTTATTTAAGTTACGTGATAATAACGACAGCAATAGATAAAATTGAAGCGTTACAAAAACGAATCAAAATAATTCAAGGCGGTACTTCTGCGGGTAAAACCTATTCCGTTTTAGCGGTGTTAATTACAAAAGCCGCTTCATATGCACGAACTGAAATTAGTATTGTCGCTGAAAGCATACCGCATTTAAGAAGGGGTGCGTTAAAAGACTTTCTTAAAATCATGAAAGAAAATAATAGGTACTTTGACGAACGTTTCAATAAGTCGCTTTTAAGGTACGAATTTTCAAACGGTAGTGTAATGGAGTTCTTTAGTGCTGACGACAGTTCTAAATTAAGGGGTGCAAGGCGTGACATACTTTACATAAACGAATGTAATAACGTAACCTTTGAATCTTATAACGAGCTTGCGATACGTACAAAGAAAGAAGTATATTTAGACTTCAATCCAGCAAATGAGTTTTGGGTACACAAAGAACTAAAAGACGAACCTGATAGCGACTTCTTAATTTTGACCTACAAAGACAACGAAGCGCTTGACAATAGTATAGTTCAACAAATAGAAAAGAACCGTTTAAAAGCGGAAACGAGCGCATATTGGGCTAATTGGTGGCGTGTCTACGGACTTGGTGAAATAGGAATGCTCGAAGGCGTTATATTCAGTAACTGGAAAACAATCGACAATCTACCGAAAGACGCTAAATTAATCGGTATCGGATTAGATTTCGGTTATACGAACGATCCAACTGCAATAATCGAAATATACAATTACAACGGGCAAAGAATATTAAACGAACTAAAGTACCAAACGGGTATGCTTAATTCAGATATTGCAAAAGAACTACCGAAACACGTACCCGTATATGCTGATTCAAGCGAGCCTAAAAGCATTGAAGAAATAAAACGCTACGGAATAACGATTAAAGGCGTTACAAAAGGTAAGGATTCAATTAACTACGGAATAGATGTTATGCAAAGGAATGAATATTTAGTTACTTCTAACAGCGTTAATTTAATTAAAGAGCTACGAGCCTACTGTTGGGACACTGATAAAGCGGGGACACGTTTAAATAAACCTATTGACACAAACAATCACGCTATAGA